GACAGTGCATAGTCCATTCGTGTGATTGCGGAATATCGCGAACAGGTGTAGCCTGGGCTCTAATAGGGCCCGGGCTACACTATTTGGAGGCACCAATTGGACCTGGAAAGCATTATCGGCCGCCTACAGGCCGGAGGGGATGAGACTGTCTACGACGACCTGTCATCTCTTTATTCGGGGGTTTCTGAGCGCGCGGATTCCGCGGACGCGAAGATCGAGTCGCTCACGGCGGAACTCACCGCCGCGAATGACGCTATTTCGGCGCTCAAGGCGCACAACTACGATTTGCTCATGCAGATCGAGAAGTCCACTCCGCGCGACGGCGACGGCGACGGCGACGTGGATGCGGACGGTGACGGAGATGAGGACGATGACGCGGGCGACGGCCCCGACATTGACGAACTCTATTCTGACGATGACAATGATGGGGAGAAGAATTAATGGCTCGCAATAAGGGGATCATTCGCCCCAAGACCAATGCTCAGATTCTTGACGCGATTCGTGTTTCGGGAAATGGTGAGTATCAGCGACGCATTCCTGCAACCACTAAGGGGAATATTTCCGAGACGATTGCGGCGCTCAACAAGTACACGCCGCAGCGCAACGAGTTCCTCGACGCGCTCATCAACAGGATCGGCAGCGTCATCGTCCGGGACATTTCCTGGTCAAATCCTCTGGCGGCTTTCAAACGCGGAATGCTCAACTTCGGTGATACTATCGAGGAGGTCCAGACCGATATCATCAAGTCTCGAACTTATTCCGCACAGCGGGATTACCTTGAGGGTGAGATCTTCGGGACGCACGGGATCGACGTCTCGTCGCAGTTCCACACGGTGAATCGACAGGAGTACTATCCGGTCACCGTGAATGACGCGCAGCTGCACAAGGCGTTCTTGGATGAGGCCAACGGCCTTTCGCAGCTGCTCACCAACATTATGAATGCAGCCCAGACCAGTGACCAGTATGACGAGTTCCTGGTGACGTGCTCTCTTTTCCGCGAGTACGATAATAATGGTGGGTTCTTCAAGGTGAATGTACCTGATATCGTCAAGCAGACGAGTACTGAGGCCGATTCGAAGGCGGCGCTTCGGCGCATTATCGCGTGCGCGGGGAATATGCGCTTCCCGAGCACCACTTATAATGCGGCGCACCTGCATTCCTTCGCGAATCCTGAGGACCTGGTCCTCTTCACGACGCCGGAGTTCCAGGCGGCAGTGGACGTCATGGCGCTGGCCGCGGCTTTCAATGCGGAGAAGATGGATATGCCGGGCAGGACCGTTCTAATTCCTGACGGCATGTTCGGCATTGACGGCGCCCAGGCCGTGTTGACCACGAATGACTTCTTCGTCATCGCGGATCAGCGCCTTGAGAACACGTCGCAGTACAATCCCGTTTCCCTTGGCACGAATTACTTCCTCCACCACTGGGAGGTTATCTCCTGCTCGCGCTTCGCCCCGGCGGTTCTCTTCACGACGGGCGCGGGGACCCAGGTTTCCGCTTACGCGGTGCCGGCTCTGACCCTCAAGACGGCCGTTGTGAAGAAGGGCGATCAGGTGTTCGAGTACGCGACGGCGAAGGCTATTCCCGGCGACGTTCTTGAGATCGTCGTCGAGCCGACGGGCGCAGGCTACTCGGAGGACATGGAAGTCGGAATCGATTATTCCATCACCGGGAATGCTGACGCGCGCACTCGCATCGACAATGAGGGTGTGCTCATCATCGGCCCCGGCGAAACGTCCAATATCAAGGTGAAGGCGGCCGTTGTCCAGGTCAACGGCAATAAGAGGCCGGGCGATCCGAAGACCGAGTTCACTATTCAAGTGGATTCCAGTAAAGTTGCGAAGGAGTGGCCCGCCGCTTAATATAGCGGCATGAGTGCTATTCATGATGTGCCCCCGGCGTCCGATTTCGGCTATGAATTCAACTATGCCGTTTGGACGCCGGGGACTCATGTCATCCTGGCGTCGGTGCCCTGGGACGCCTCGTACCGGGACGTCGTCTGGTATGAGACGACGGATGCCGCGATCCGGGATATTTCCGGCAGCGTCGGCAGTATCGTCATCTCTCAGATGACTTTCGCGGCGATGGGGCGTCCCGTGAAACTGCCGATTCCTTTCTCCAAGGCGTTGAGTTTCAATTATCTTATCGCCCGTAATCCGGCTCAGCCGATCAAGGGCGATGCGCCGACCAATTATTTCTATTTCATCACTGATATTCAATACGTCGCGCCGAATACCACGATGCTGACACTCCAATTGGACGTGTGGCAGACCTACTCCCGAGCCGTGCACTACGGGCGCTCCTACGTCGAGCGGGGGCACATCGGGATCGCCGCCGCGCAGACCGCGGGGCACACGTACGATCACCTGAGAGTGTACGACACTGTGCCGGAGGGGATCGATACGGGTACGGACATGGTGGTCCGCTCCTCCTACGAGCACGTTCTCGCCGATCCTCGCGGGGATCGGGCTTGGGTTCTCATCGCCTCGACCATCTCGCTAACCGAGGATTATGGGGTGAGCACTGATCCGATTTTCACGACGTCGTGGGGCTCCACCGTCGAGGGTCTCCCCCACGGCTGCGAATTCTATTGCATGAAAATAGATGAGTATTATGCGCTTAGGAATTATCTGCGCGATTTCCCGTGGGTGGCTCAGGGCATCGTCTCGGTGACGCTCATCCCGCCGTCGGCGCTCTCCAATCCGGAGGGTCAGACGGCGTATTCCGCGAATAAGGGCAAGGGCCCGACCGTGGGGCGCGCGATTTCCGTGCTCCCGAAGTCGGCGCCTTTCACGCTCATTGAGAACATTATGGACGCCGTCAGGAGCCGGCTCCCGGATCGCTATAAATATCTCACGAAATTGTGCATGAGCCCGTACACGATGATCGAGGTGACCACGTACACGGGCACGCCGGTGCTGATAAAGCCGGAGATGATGATGAAATCATCCTTGACCCTGAAAGAACTGAACCATATCACGCCGCCCAATCCTCGTTTCATGTTCACGATCGAGGGATATCTCTCGGGCGCCGGGCCGGACAATGATAATGACTCGGAGTACATGGATATGATGCTCGGCATCACGGCGCCGCCGACAATGACCATCACCAATAACGCGGGCGCTCTCGCACTGGCGTCGCAGGCCCATTCGATCCAGTACAGTTTCCAGAGCGCGGACTGGTCGCAGCACAAAGCCATGATGGGTGCGGAGAATGCGCAGAGGAATGCGAACGCGGGCATTTCCCTGGCGAATGACACGACGCAGATGACCGCCGACTACAATACCCGCAAGGTGGATTACACGTCGCTCAACGCGACGGTCGGCGCAGGAATCCAAACGGCGGCGTCGGTCGCATCCATGAATCCGGTTCAGGCCGTCGGCGCGGGTTATAATCTTTTCCAAACGTATGATCAGCCGCGCACGCTCAATCAAATGGCCAATGAGCAGAGCATGGCCTTGAATGACCGTAATAGGCGATATGCGACAGAGACGCGGGACAATAATTTCAATCTCGCCGCGCAGTCGGCGAAGGGCGACTATCAGAACGCCATCGCCGGAATCAATGCGAAAATGGCGGACACGCGAATCATTCAACCCACGACGATCGGACAGAGCGGTGGTGAGGCGTTCAACTACGTCGTGGACAAGTGGTCCGTCGTCGCCAAGGTGAAGGGTCTCTCGGACGGTGCGATGAGATTCTTGGGCGAGTTCTGGCTGCGTTACGGGTACGCCATGAATGTTTTCACGAGGCCTCCGCAGAATCTTTCCGTGATGACTCATTTCTCCTATTGGAAATTGCAGGAGTGCACCATCACGGGCGCGTCGTGCCCGGAGGCCTTCCGGCAGGCTCTTCGTGGTATTCTTGAGAAGGGTGTCACCGTGTGGCGCCGGAAGAATTATATTGGAAACACTGATTTCGGCGACAACAAGCCGCTGGGGAATGTGAGAATGTAATGGGAAAACGACCCGACGCCGTCGCCGAAACGGTGTACTCGCCCTTTCTGAGGGGCAAGGCGAATCCTGCCACTAATTCGCGGGCGCGATTGTCCAGAATGTATCGCCGTATTCTTATGGAACTCTGCCTGGCACGCTTCAAGTGGACGGGCCTGCCCGATACGATCGATATTCGATTCATGGAGACCGTGCTCCTGCGCGACGCGCTGGCGGTGTTTTATTGGGACTCCGAGTACGATCGTTTCATGGTGCTGCGCGCCATGGGCCTGGGGAACCTCAATATGTACGACAATCCCACCGAATTCACCGTGTACGGGAATGCAATGCTCAATAAGAAACTCGGTGGGCGCGAGTGCGTGCCCATCTGGGCCAACAAACTCCGGATTCCCGAGATGGACGTGATCCATCTCTACGCCCGCCGTCTGGCCGAGTTGGACCGCACCATTGATATCAATCAACTGAACACCCGCCATCCCGTCGTCTTCGCGGTGGACGTGAATGAGCGCCTGTCCATGGTGAACGCCTTCCGCAAGGTGCAGGAGGGTGAGCCCGTGATCTTCGGCACGGAGATGATGGGGCCCACGGCCCTGGGAGAGAAGGTCTCGGTCTTCAATACCGGCCAGGATAAGGGTGTTCTCACCGAGATCCTCGACGTGAAAACGAGGACGTGGAATGAGGCGATGACGCTTCTCGGAATCATGAACGTCAATTCCGAGAAGCGCGAGCGGATGGTTGTCGAGGAGGCCGCCGGGGCTTCTGGAATGGTGCTCGCGTTCCGGGGCGCCGCCATGGGCGAGCGGCAGGCGGCGTGTGAGCGGATCAATAAGATGTACGATTTGAATTGTTCAGTGGAATGGGCGCTGGACGAGGATCTCGGCAGCACCGATCTGGAGGGGATGAATCCTAATGGCATCATTCACGCGTGAACTCAGGGATATCTATGAGGAGTACGGCGAGACCGGGCTCGGTCTTCTGGACTACCCGATTTTCAATGAGGGTCATCGTGCAACCCTGAACAAAAGAATCGTCGAGCACTATTGGTACAGCGAAATAGGCCTTGAAACGGCCGATCAATTCGTCTTCCAGTTGCGGGTGAAGATGAATGAAATCATGCCCTATTACAATAAGATGTACGAGGCGGAATCCATTAAGATCAACCCGCTCTCGACGGTGGACACGCGCTCGACGTCGTCCGCCCGCGGGCGCTCCTCCGATTCTGGTACGACGACGCAGACGGGCGATACGTCGTCGCACTCGTCATCCGAGACGGAGCAGTCGCAGACCGGTACGACGCTCACCGATACCGACTCGAAATCACGGGCGGTCTCGCAGGACCTGCCCCAGACCCGGCTCGCCGGAAATGCCGACTACGCCACCGCGGCGCAGGACAACATCGCTGTTACGGGCGTCAAGAATCGGCAGGACGGCAGCGGTCGGACCTCGGTGCGCGGCGAGGACACGGGCTCGACGACGTCGTCGGGGACGTCCCGCTCGACGGGGGAGACGGAGCAGTCGTCGGACTCGCGGGCGACCGGGTACCAGGGTCATACTGCGGCGCTCATCGCCGCATGGCGTGAAACCTTCATTAACGTGGATATGATGATCATTAACGAACTCAACGAATTGTTCATGCAAATATGGTCGAGCGGCGATCCCTTCACCGATGACGATTTCGATTACATCTGGTAAGGTATCCCCATGACTACGGTCCTCACCCCCGGCGTCGGGGATTACGGGCGCATCACGGACGTCACCCCGTTCACCTTCAGGGACGGTGCGACGTATTTGGAGGTTCTCGAAACCATTAAGCGGTGGGTCAACGGCGGTTTATTGGATGAGATCAATAAAGCATTGTCGGAGGCCTCCAATCGTTATTCGAAGGAGATCGCCGATCTTTTCGCCGCCGCCGATGAGCGGATGAAGGCGTATGACGGTTTGGCCGATTCGCTCAATAGAAGGCTGGCGGAGGCCGACCGGCTCGCTCAGGAGCGGTTCGCCGCATTCCAGGCCGAGATTATGAATATCATCCGTGAGAAGATCCTCGGAAATAATTTCGAGATGTTCTCATGGACCGACGGCGATATTGTGAAATTCACCGACTGGGTGAAACACATTCATGACTCGTATCTCATCCGCGGACTGCGAGCCGATGATTTCGGTGCCATGGGATGGACCGTGGCCGAGATCGAGGCGCTGCCCATGACCGTGCTCGAGATGGAGACTCGCGGTCGCGATATGGTGCCTCGTCTGTCCGGACACTACGCGTACTCGCCCGTCACCGGAGCGCTCACCCACGAGCATCGCATTCCGCTTCACGTGCTCGAGACGACGCTCAAGGGCGCTACTGACATTTCCGCCATGACGGTGGCGGCCCTCGAATCCAAGGACGTCGCCGAAATCAATACATACCGGGTCACCATTTAGGAGGATATAATGCCCGCAACCAACCACACTTCCAATTTCAATTTCCCGCTGTACCAGCCCAACGACCATTTCTCGGTCACCGGCGACTGGAACAACAGCATGAACACATTGGACCTCGAACTCGGTCGCGCCAAGGATTCTGCGACCAGTGCGGCGCGCGACGCCGCCAGCGCGCTGACCAGCGCCAAGGCCGCGAATGAAGCGGCTCAGACCGCCAAGGACGCCACCGCCAACGCGCTCTCCACGGCCGCCGCCGCCAAGGTGAATTCCGATAATTTGACCGCCGAGTTCAAGCGCGTCGAGGAGAAGGCGAATCGCGCGGACTCCAATTCCACGAATGCGATCGCCACCGCGAACACCGCGCGGGGCGAGGCCGAGAAGGCTCAGACCATCGCTGAGCAGGCCCGCCAGAATGCGGACTCCGCTATGAGCCTGGCATCCGGCCTCGATTCACAGATCGGTAACGCGAACGCACAGGCGGCCTCGGCCAAGGACGCTGTGAAGAAGGTGGACCGGCTCAATTCGGTGCGTCGCACCGTCACCAACTCCGCGGATCTGGGAACCACATCCGGGACCACGGGATTCACGAAGACGTTGTGCGAGCAGCACAACTCCTTCATGAACGGCGACGTGATCATGTGCGCCTTCATGGCGCGCGCCGGGGCCGTCAACGGCATTTACGGCGCTCGCGTGGAAGTGACTTCGCCGTCGGGACAAGTTACTACGCTGCCCGCCGCTCTCGCCCAGGACTCCGCCGTCACCGTCGGAGGCACCGTCGCCTATACGGTGCGCGAGGACGGGGACCACTGGTTCCGCCTCAAGGGCGGCCCGATCAATTCCGGCGCGTCCGTGACTTGGGCGACCGGCCCGCAGACGCTCACCATTTTCTGAGCCGTAATAACGAATGGCGCCCCGCACTGCGGGGCGCTATTCTACTCCCATGGGTTTTGACACGACGGCCCGGGCGTGCCTCATCGCCACGATCGCCAGAGTGGAGGCCTCGGGCGATTACGGATGTATCACGGCGCCGGACACGCTGAGCCTGGGAATCGGCCAGTGGACGCAGGGCCGAGCATATGATCTCCTGAAAAGATTCAGTGCGGGTACGGATTTCGGCGGCACCGTCAACGCGTGGCTGACCGAGGGCCGGGACTCGTGGACGATCCCCGCACGCAAGTACCAGTACCTCGACTCCGATGACCGCGCCAAGTTGTCCGGTGCACTGGACTCCGCGGAGGGTCATCAGGTTCAGGACTCCCAGATGAGCATGGATATCGACGACTCCTACATCCCCCGCGTGCGCGAACTCGGGCTCGACCCGGAATCGGAAACCGACGCATTCATGCTCTTCGTCATCGTCATGCACCGCTGGGGTAATTACGGCTCAATCCTGCCCGATATCGTCTCCGACGCCGGTCACCCCGCGACGCTCGATTCCATGGCGCAGGCGATCAAATGGAACGGGGAGTGGGACGCGGTCGGACAGAGATACGAGATCGCCTACCAGATGATCCGGGACAGGGTCACGGACGGCGTCCAAATATCACCGGGCAATACAGGAAATAAAGACAATGGTGGTGGTGTTAAAGGGAATAAAACACTCGCCTCATTGGCCAAACAAAATAGATTGATCAATTACGTGCGCGAGAACGGCGACGGCACATTGCATATACAGACCAGTCAGGGCCCCGTCACCGCTCACCCGACGTCCACGGGGTACTGGACGTGCTCGCCATCCGGCCAGCGCGCACAGGTCAATAAAAATATGGGCGGTCTCGGCAAGAAACCAACTGCTGACGCGCCCACGGGCGATACCGCCACGAAACTGGCCGCCATGACGAAGTGCGCCTGGGACAGTATTGGCAAATATGTGTACTATCAGCACTATTTGGAGCGTCTCGACCCTGAGAATTCGGGTGAGACGGATTGCAGCGGCTTTTGCTGGTACCTGTACAACAAGTTCTTCGGGATCGATATCGATAGGAATGGGACCGCCGCCATTATCGAATCGCCCACGGGCACCGTCGTCGCCGAAGGAGACGGGTCTTTCGATAGGCCCGACCTGGTCCGCGAGGGGGATCTCCTGGTCTGCCGTTGGTGGTCCGGAGGCGGGCATATCGAGTACTGCACCGGAGGCGACGGCGGATGGCAGAGCATCGGGCAGCGCGGCCCCGACGGCGTGCTCGGGCCCGACGTCGGCTCGCTGTCAATGTTCAAGAATTGCACATGGAAACTCAAAAGATATGTCTGACTTCTACGACTTCGGCAAGGTCCTGTCCTATAACGCGACCATAAACATGGTCATGGGCGCCCGCGGCGTCGGAAAGACCTACGGCGCCAAGAAGATGGTCATGCGCAATTTCGTCGAGCGCGGTGAGGAGTTCATATACCTCCGTCGCTACAAGAGCGAACTGAAAAGCGTCTCCAATTTCTTCGCCGATATCGCCCACGAATTCCCCGGGTACGAATGGCGCGTCGTCGGACACGAGGCCCACTGCCGCCCGGCGGGCGGGGAGAAATGGGTGACGTGCGGCTACTTCATCCCGCTCAGCACGTCCCAGGCCAACAAATCCACAGCCTATCCTAAGGTGACGAATATCATTTACGATGAGTTCATCATAGAGAAGGGGAGCATTCACTACCTGCCCGATGAGGTGAAACGACTCTACGACTTCTACTCCACGGTGGACCGCTGGCAGGACCGCACAAGAGTACTCATGCTATCCAACGCTATTTCCATCACGAACCCCTATTTCATCGAGTACGATATTGAGCCCGTCAAGGAGATCGTACGCCGCGGGAACGGATTCATCGTCGCCCACTTCGCGGACTCCGCGGCATTCGCCGAAAGAATTCGCAAGACGAAATTCGGCTCATTCATCTCCAAGTACGCGGGGGAATATGCAGACTATTCCATCTCCAACGACTTCGCCGACGCGCACGATGAGTACCTGACCAGGAAATGGCCGGAGGCCAAAATATATTGCACGCTCAGAACCCGAAAAGGATCATTCTCCATATGGAAGCACGGATTCCAGTGGTACTGCCAGAGGAAACTGCCCGCGAAATCACCACTGCGTCTCGCCTACGACGTCCAGCACCGCGAGGGCGAGGCGCTCGCATTGCGATCGGACCCTCTTATGAGTATGCTGAGGACGGCTTACAGACAGGGTGTGATGTATTTCGATGCCGCACCCACGCGGAATATATTCCGGGAGATTTTCAAATGATATACACAGTCGCTGAGATCGCCGCGGGACTCGGTGGAGCCGCCGCCGTCGTCGTCTACGCCAGACGGGTCATCTCGCTCCTCTCGGGCATCACGGATATCGCCCGCGACTGGGCCGGTGAGCCGGCCCGCCCGGGAGTTCCCGAAAAGCCCGGGGTCATGGTAAGATTGGAGCGCATTGAAGCCGATGTGACCGAGTTGAAATACCACTCCCAGCCCGATCACGGAGGCTCATACTATGACCTGCAAATGCAGGCCATGGCAGAACTGAAAGGAGATATCGCAAATGTCAGACGCATTCTCGAATCCTGCGACTAGGCGATACATCTATCGCGTGGCGATGGCCGTCATGGCGCTGCTCGCCGTCGTGCACGCGCTCGACGCATCGCTCCTGTCCGCGATCGAGGTGGTCATCGCCGCCGTCCTCGGACTCGCCGACGTCAACGTGCCCAAGAGCGAGGAGTGAAATGGCGCTGTACTCCGAGGCCGCCGCATGGGCGGCCGATGACAGCATCGGCTACGGAATGGCCGAGAGGGACCTTCCCGGGTACACGGACTGCTCCGCCATGATCCGAGACATTCTCAACGCGCTCTACGGATACAATCTGCCGTCCTATTTCAGCACGCACACGATGCGCTCGCTCCTCATGGGCACCGGCGATTACCAGACGCTCCCATGGTCCCGGGAGGCCGTCCAGGATGACGATATCCTCCTGTCCGAGGCCGAGAGCGGAGGCACCGGCCACACGGCCGCGTACGGCGAGGGCCGCGTCGCCGAGGCGTGGATCGACGAGACCGGCGAGGGCAGCGGCGGGGCGCCCGGCGACCAGACCGGCAACGAGGTCCGCAACGTGGACTACAACAGCCATCCGCTCACCGTGAGCGGACGATGGACGCATATTATGCGTAGAAAGAGTAATGGAGGTACCAGGAAAATGACCCCTCAGCAGGCTGCGACCCTCGACAAGGTCGGCTATGCCACGGATTACATCGTACTGCCCGCGCTCACCCGAATCGACCGGGAGCGCGCGGTGAGCGAAGCCGCCCACAAGGAGATCCTCGCCTCGCAGAAGGCGCTCGCAACCGCGATCGCCGCGCTCACGGCCAAGGTTGACAAGATCACCGCGGCGGCCTAGAATGATCACCGTGCGAGCGGGCGCGGCCACTCCATCCGGCCGTCCGAGCGATGTGCAGGCCACCATCGTGCCCGTGAGCGTGGCCCGCGGGGCCGACGGACTCATCGTCGGCCCCGCCATCATCCGAGGCAGCGGATCTGCGACGGGGCAGATCCACTCCTCGGATGACTTGACCCCGCCCACGCCGTATCACATCACCATAAAAGCAGGCGAAACCACGCTAAAAAGTTTCACCGCCAGAATCACAGAATCATGTGATCTCACCGAACTCATCCCACTCCCCGCAACGCCCGCCATCGCGGACCACTACCTCCGCGGCCCGCAGGGACCCGCAGGACCGCCAGGACCACTCGGCCCCGCAGGACCGCCCGGCCTCACAGGCCCGCAGGGCCTCCCAGGACGCGACGGAAAAGACGGGGCGCAGGGACCCGATGGACCCCGCGGCCCACGCGGCGCAGACGGCCTCCCAGGGCGCCCAGGGCCCAAAGGCGAACCCGGACAGACCGGGCCGCCGGGACGGGGCGACCCGGGCCCTGCAGGGCCCCAGGGCCCGCCAGGACCCGCAGGAGCGGTGGGCGCCAAAGGCGCGACCGGGCCGACCGGACCTCCGGGACCGCAGGGACCCAAGGGGGATCCGGGACCGCAGGGACCCGCAGGACCCAAGGGCGACAGCGCGTCGATGCCGTTCAAGCAGGCCTCATTATTCAACAACAACCCGACCCAGATCGAATGGATGTCACCGGACGCGAAGATCTGGGAGATCAACAACAGCCTCACGATAATCAACCTGTTCTTCAAGCAGAAAGAAAAAGTTACCGCAGGACTGCGAATCCCCAACGGATTCCGAAAACCCCGCCAGAATATGCAGAACACCGGCGTACTCCTCAAAGTCGACGGCACCATGGAAACCGTATTCGGGCACAACACTGAGATTCGAGCACAATTCATATACTGAAACGCTGAAAGGCCCGGACCATTATGGTCCGGGCCTTTCAGCGTTGCAGGTCAGCACCGCTCGACGTCCACCAAGCGCCAGTCGTACTGATCGAAATCCGTCCACAAATACCGTGCGGCAGCGTTCTGCAAATCATAGTCGTCAGCACCCACGACAAAAGAGCACCTATCCGACCAGAACGGCGAACCCGTCACCTCAACGTAACGGTCACCCGACCGCATCGTCAAATGCGTCCAGCCCTCTTTCTCAACAACAACCGTCGGCGTCGCACCGTCCCCGAACCGGGCCAGAGCCCTCTGGATCTCAGTGAACCTGTAACGACCGGCATAAGACGGCGGCTCAGAGAAACCATTGCACTGAGCGTAATCACCGGACTTCGTCACACCATACTCATTGTAATTGATCAAAGCACCATAATACCGGTCTGGCAGACCCGCCACACGCGCCGCAGCACGAAGCGCCGCACGACGACGGCAAACACGCGTGATCTCATGAAGTTCATCGCCCTTGAAACCCAGCGGAGCAAAAACCCCTGCCATGCACAGATCCTTGTAAACGTGCCAACAGTGATCGGCCACAAAATCACAGACGGCGTGCCCCATCTCGAAATGGAAACGGATGATAACCGGAGCGTGCTTGCGCCACGAAGCCAGAATATCGAAATACGGCTCCCGGTACCTGAGCAGATTATGCGTCACAGGAACAACCGAAAGCACAGCCTCGATAATATCCTTGCCCCACGACGGGGCCGCATCACGAGCCTTATTCGCCCAAGCGTAGCAGCGCTCGACACCACCCTTATTGCGATGTGCCATTGTCTCATTCCTCTCTGCCGGGCTCCCTCACCGGCTTCCCGATGGCACAAGTGTGACACGACGGGGCGAGGGCGTCAAGCCCAGGAGATGTGACGTGCGTCATGAGATGGTGGCGTTCACAGGAAGTGTTCAGGG